CAATGTGTTCTGTACTGTTGCACCATGAATGGCACATAGTAATGCTCCACCTAGTATTCCTGCCACTCCCATCATATGAAATGGATTGAGAGTTATATTATGGAAACCTTGTATGAATAGAATATAACGAAAGATTGCTGCGACACCGAATGATGGTGCGAAGAACCAACTATGCTGACCTAAAGGATAGATCAAAAATATACTTGTGAATACTGCAATAACAGCAGAGAATGCTAGAGCATTGTAAGGTCTGATACCTACAAGTCCTGCGATCTCAAACTGACGAAGCATGAAACCTATGAGTCCAAAGACTCCATGTAATGCTACAAAGTTCCATAGTCCTCCTAGTTGAACCCAACGAACAAATGAACCTTGTGCTTCAGGTCCCCAAAGGAACATGAGACTATGACCCATTGCATCGCCAGGTGTTGACACTGCTGCAGTTAAAAAGTTTGCTCCTTCAAGATATGAGGATGCAATACCATGTGTGTACCATGATGTCACGAAAGTAGTTCCAACGAACCAACCTCCGATTGATAGGTAAGCACAGGGTAAAAGTAAAAGACCAGACCATCCTATGAATACAAAACGGTCTCTCTTTAACCAATCATCAAGTACATCAAACCAACCCCTTGTAGGTGCTTGTAAAGTAGATGCTACCATTAATTTTTCCTATGAAAAAGGCACCCGAAGGTGCCTATATTGATACCAGTTAAATTATTAACCGATTGAAGGTGCTGTTAAAGCAACTGTTGTTGACTCTGCAGATGCAAGGTCAAGTGGGAAGTTGTGTGCATTTCTCTCATGCATAACTTCCATACCTAGGTTTGCTCTATTAAGAACATCGCCCCATGTAGGAACAATCTTACCGTTAGCATCTACAACTGATTGGTTGAAGTTGAATCCGTTAAGGTTGAATGCCATAGTACAGATACCCATTGAGGTTAACCATACACAGACTACAGGGAAAACTGCTAGGAAGAAGTGTAAACTTCTTGAGTTGTTGAATGAAGCATACTGGAAGATTAATCTACCAAAGTAACCGTGTGCAGCTACAATGTTGTATGTTTCTTCTTCTTGTCCGAACTTATAACCGTAGTTCTGTGACTCTTGCTCAGTTGTTTCTCTGATTAGAGATGATGTAACAAGAGAACCATGCATTGCTGAGAATAAAGATCCTCCGAACATACCTGCTACCCCTGCCATATGGAAAGGATGCATAAGAATGTTATGCTCTGCTTGGAACACGAACATAAAGTTAAATGTACCTGAGATACCTAGTGGCATTCCGTCTGAGAAAGATCCCTGACCGAAAGGATACACTAAGAATACAGCAAATGCTGCAGATACAGGAGCAGAATATGCTACACATATCCAAGGTCTCATACCTAATCTATATGATAGTTCCCACTGTCTACCCATGTAGGCAGAGATTCCAATAAGGAAGTGGAAAATAACAAGTTGGTAAGGACCACCATTGTATAACCATTCGTCTACTGTTGCTGCTTCCCAGATTGGGTAGAAGTGTAGACCTATTGCATTTGATGAAGGAACAACTGCACCAGAGATGATGTTGTTACCATACATGAAAGAACCTGCAACTGGTTCTCTGATTCCGTCGATATCGACTGGAGGTGCTGCAATGAATGCAACGATGAAACATGCTGCTGCTGTTAGCAAGCATGGGATCATGAGTACTCCGAACCAACCAACATAGATTCTATTGTTTGTTGAAGTTACCCACTCACAGAACTCAGGCCATCCCTGTAGGAGTCCACCTTGTCTGCGTGTATTTGAAAGAGTTGTCATTTAAAAAGACGATTTGTATGTAGGGCATCAAGGGTTAGATGCGAAACATATTTCCAAGAATCCCTTCTACTCTTGGATAAAAGACGAAGTATTATACTGCCTACAGAGGTCTTGGTTGGGAGCAGTTTGTTTTGTGAGGAAACCCACGCAATCCTTATTATATATGAATTGTAAAGTTTTGTCAAGAAGTTGGAAAGACATTATCAATCCAGTTTTTAAAGGTAGTATTATGCCATTGACCGTAGGTGACTTCTTCAGTTTCGTCGATTAATTCTATCCTAGATTTTGATTGAGCAACCTCAATGTATTCAAAGAAACGATCATCGTAAACATGATTCCTACTCATGTCCATAGCATGTTGCCAGAAGTCTGTATTATACTTTGAACCATTAGCATAGTGCCAAAGAATAAAGTTTTGATGCTCAAAAATATCTTTACTAAATTGTTCAAGAATTGAACTCTTTGACCTACCATCAAAGATCCATTGAGATACTAAGGTAGTCCATCTTAAATAACATTCTACAGCACTAGCTTCTAATGGTTCAATAAACAATAGTCTATTACCATTAAGAATAACCTTATCGTTTTGAATAGGTTCTTTAGAAACATAGTTATCAAAATTTACTGTGGTATCTGGAAGAACACCAAATGCTAAGTGCATACTTTTTCTTGCATCATAGTCAGAAGTTATCTTATTGTTATAAAGATAACCATACGAAGTATAATTTTTATTTGGAATAACAAATGTCCATCCATCAAGAGTTGCTACTGCCCTAGTCCATTGTTGATTATGATCTACCTCATTTTTCTGTCCTAAAACAACAGAGTTCAAAGGATTCTTTATAGTATCATATTCTGAAAGATCCTTAGGTGTTCCTCTACAATCAAAAACATAATCAGCATCTATATCATTACAATCTTCTACATTCTGTTCTATAAACTTACATATATTTTTTTCAATCATATATTCTCTCAGTTTATAAGGAGAATAATGTGTCGCAACAAAATCCATAGGGAATGCGTGGAAGAATTTATCTTTCTTCTGACCCCATCCCTCATATAATATACCAGATTTTATTGTGGCATCTATTGGATTATTATACCAATCAATATCTAATACTTCAGAAACAATACCAGTAAAATTTGGAAGAGATCCTTGACCAACCTTTTCAATAGGAATAGATGGGTCATAGTATATCTCAATCTCTACATCAGTATTATGATGCTCACGCAAAAGGTGCAGAGCAACGATTAAACCACCGTTACCTGCACCAACAATTGCTATCTTCATTTATAATGGATTACTAGGAGTTGGTAAACCACCAAATCCACCACCAGCTGCAGTAGGTTTAGGTGTAGTAGGTACTGTGAAATCTCCTAATGGAGCTGTTGCTCCTTCCAATGCACCAATGCCTGGAAGAGATTCAGTAACTGATCCCATAATTTGTGATTTAATTCCATCAATGATGGCATCTCTGCTGACATATACAGATACCCCACCAACAACAATGGCAAGAGATACAATACCAGACGACACTGCGATGACATTAATAATTTTTTGCATGATTAATTATATTAGTGAATTATTTAGAGGAGTTTTTTACTCAGTTCTTTATAGACATGAGCAGGATCAGATACAGAATAAGGATCGTTAGGACAATTATTCATTCTGCCTGGTTCCTCAAACAACTCTTCTATTATACCACCAACTACATATGCTGCATACCTCCAAGACCTATTACCAAATCCACGATTAGTTTTTCTAACTAACATACCTAATGATTCTGCTAACTCTCCATTACCATCGGGAAGCATTTCTATTTTCTCAATGCCTAATGATTCTTTCCATGCATTCATTACCCATCCATCATTAACACCAGTACAATAGATAGAATCTATACCAAGATCTTTCTCAAATTTATCATAATATTCCTCCCAATTAGGAAGCATATCTTCAGTGCATGTCGGAGTATATGCACCAGGTACAGCAAACAATATAACCTTCTTATCAGCAAACCATGCTGAGGTAGAATAGTAAGTATCTTTTATAACACCATCATCTATTACTTCACCTGATAGAATGAAATCCATATCAGGTATTCTTTTCTTCCTGATCATACTAAAATTATTATAACTTATATTATATTATACCAAGACTTCCTGCGGTTATACCAATACAGACAAAGAAACCAAACTCATAGAGTTCTCTGTATGGACTATGCAAAAGCGAATTGAGAGACATTTGTGGACGCTACGGTAACTACTACTGCTAGAAAAAATAATTGTTGCATGACTGAGTAAAAATAATTATATTATTATATAGGTATTTTTACTCATGTCAAGCACCTACTGGAACACGAATTGGTTCCGAGATCTTAATACCTTTACCACCTTCAAAGTCATCATCATCATCGTCATTTAATGCACGAAGAAGTAATTCAAAAAATACTAACGCTCCTATAGGATAGAGGCACCAGATAATTGCTTGGAAGAATGTTATGTCGTTTGCAGATGCAAGTTCCGTCATATAATGGTTGTATTAAGATTTGTTAAGAATAAGTATTTATACTTTATACCAGTACACCCATAGGAATAGCAGAGATAACTGCTACCATGAAGATGTATGGTACAACTTTTAAGGGCACTGGTACGCTTCTCATTATACGAAACCTGGTATCAGTTGACCTGTTGTTAGGTATGCTCCGATACCTGCGATGATACCTAGCATTGCTAGTCTACCATTTAATTTTTCTGCTATTGCTTTTGATTGCTTGTCATTCATTGTTCTTAGATTTAATAGGGGTAGAATTGTAAGAGACCTTTTGTAATTAAAATATACCAGGTATGATCCATCCTGTAAAACCGTAGTTCACCACGGCTGCGAGCAAACCCATCATGGCAAGACGACCATTTGTTTGCTCTGCTTCTTTCCAATATTTCATTTAGAATATGCCAGGTATGATTTGTCCTGTTGTTGCGTAAGCACCTACTGCTGCTACGAAACCTAGCATTGCCATCCATCCATTAAACTTTTCTGCTTCTGGGGTCATGAGATTGTCCTCTTTTTGAATTGTGAATTGTGATTTGATATTCTTCAACTTTAGAATCCTGCGAGTCCAAAGAAAAAGAAGTTGCCTGTAGCGATGTAGGAAATAGTTCCTGCTACGAGACCTAGCATTGCCCATCTACCATTAATCTTCTCTGCATTTTTTGCATAAGATTCATAAGAGATGTTCTCATCTATGTAAGGTTTTGGTTCAACACTATAAATGTTTTGCCTTCCACCTGATTCAGTAGTAACTGTCATTATGTTAAGTAATGTAACATAATTATATAGCAAACATTAAATTTTGTCAAATATCTATACATTCGGGTACCCACACATAGAAAAGACCCCCTTATATTACTCATAAGGAGGTCTTATTGTATCAAAAGTGTTACACTTTAGAAAGTGAACTTAACACCTGCTTTAGCACCCCAGTCGATGTCATCTTCGTTAGTTGTTCCAGATAACTCTCCGTAGAACTTATCGTAAGAACCACCAAGGTATCCAACTAATTCTACATCACCGAAGTCATCAGTTGTTTCTGTATGAGTCACTGTAGGACCACCAGATACATACCAACCAAGACCACTAGGTGTTTCTCCTTCGTATCCAACTACTGTTTCGATTGTACCAGTTGAATAAGCACCATCAGGATATGATCCGCTTGCTTCTATATTAACATATGGACCAGCAAAAGCTGCACCAGATACTAGAAGAGGAGTTGCTGCTACTGCAGCGATTGTTGATTTAATAGACATGTTTGTTTTAGTTTCTCGCAGAAAAAAATCCTGCGGATGTTAGGCTCCCCGACATGGGAGTCTTTGCATACACACAGGGTTACGATCTTTCGAGTCCTTTGTATGAAGTTATTTAGTATAGCAGACTACTATGATCTTGTCAAGCGTTTTCAAATCCTGGTGGCAATTTGCCTAGATATGGATTCAAATCGAAGTACTGATTCCAGTCCTCCACTAGAGGAGCATCGTTTCTCCAGAAGTTCCAGAGTGCATCGTGACAATTACGATGATAAACATCCACATGTTGATTATGAATATCAGATCCCATGTCACATCTATACATGAATATAGGCATAGAGAAAGTCAAACCACTGTTATAGATTAAATCATCTGCTACAGACCTAGGTTTAATTCTACAATCTAATTTGTATTTTCCCTTCTTTACATACAATCCTAGAAGTTTTTTTGCATATGTGCGATTGATAACATAGGCAGCAGTAGAGAAATCATTTACAAACCTATGATGAATTTGCATTACAGGTATTGCTGGATTGATAACTGCTATCTGTAGTATATCCCAAGCAGCAGGTGCCCATCTAAACCATTCTTTCCAAGTGAATGGCCAGTGTTTAACAGAGTCCATGTCACAATCATCTTCCATCATGATTGCATACTCATCATCTGAATTTTCCATCCAGTATTGAATTGCTTTGAGATGAGATGTAACACAACCTATCTCACCTGATGTCATATTATCAGGATACTTACCATAAACAATATCACTAAGATCATCATCTCTACCATCATACGCAGAGATTCTAGTGTTTGCTACTTCCCAATAAGAAAGCATCTGTTCTGTACGAACACGACGGTCTTCCTTTCCATCTAGATTGATCCAATAGATGTGTGGAATATCTTTTAATTTTGATGCAGATTTATTTTTATCCATGATTGTCTATCACCTTTTGAACGGTAGGTAAGTAATGATCTTTAATTACTTTTGCCCAACAAAAATTCTTAGCATACTCTAAGATCTCATCTCTATGTGTAACAGAATATTCTCTGTTCTTTTTAATAAGATACTCCACATATTGTGGATCGTCAATCTTATCTTCTGGAACCACAGTAATAAATTCTTTATCAAGATCTAGATTAGCAGTGGCAAACTCACTTACAACCACACCTAACCCTGCAGCAAATGCTTCCATGATTACCAGAGAGTGTGCTTCACCATCTGATAGTAGAACAAGGTTACCATAGTCTGTTAGGTAGTCATGTAGATATTCTTTCTTCCATTCACCAAGGTAATTATGATTCTCATTAAATCTTTTGTCTGCTATATTACCAGCAAAGAAGAGACTGTCTATGGACTGGAACTTATGCTGACGCTTACGGTAATCTATCTTTGCTAGATAGATGCTACGATCAGGGAATTCTGGATTATCTGTATGACGGAACTTGGTGAGATCAACTCCGTTAGGGACAACAAATAACCTATCATCAGTAATACCACCAAGTATAGAATAGGCTTTTTTAATACTATCTGAGAGACAGAATACATTTGGTTTAACATCTTGAAAGAGTCCGAATATTCTACTGTAAGCATCCATCTTATGTGGTTGCTCAAGGTATGCAAAGTGTGTTGTACACGCACATGGATACTGTATGTAAGGATATAATACAATCCAATCATCATATTGTATGTGTACGAAGTCTGGTTGAAAATCATTAATCCTTTTAATAATCTCTTTGGGATTGTTGATGTTTATTATGTCAACTTCATGGCTTAATCTTTCTAAGTTTACCTTATAATCCCAGATCAAACTTTCAACTGCTCCCCATCCCACAGGTGGAATTGGTGTAGCAGGTCCTACAATACTAATTTTCATAATAATGATTCAAGTTTAGGAATATATTCATAAGCAAGTATATTTTCAAGACCGAATTCGTTGATACCGTATTCTCTGATCTCTTTTCTATGTTGCTTAGCCACTTGTCTGTTCTTTTCTATAGTATCAAGAACAGTATCGACATTATTTATTTCCTTCTCTGGAATGACATCTATCCAAGGTTTAGATGTATCTAACTCAGCAGCAACAGTCTCTGAACATACAACACCTAGACCACATATTAATCCTTCTTTGATGACTAGAGGTGTAGTATTTTCTACCTCACTAAGCAATGCAATATTAGAATAACATGTAATATACTCATTCAATTTTTCTCTAGCTACCTCACCCTTATAGTTTGATGTATTTTTAAATTTACCACCACGCTCCATCCTTCCCATGAAATCAACAGTGTCTATATCTTCTAGAAGATACTGACGCTTACGATCTACAATTTGAGAGAAGCATAATGTTCTATCCCAACTAGCAAACTCATCAAATTTATATGGGTAAGGTCTTACACCTAGTTTACTCAACCAACAGTTCTCTCTCTTAGCACCATATGTAACCCATGAATCAATATCTCTCTGACTTGATGCAAAGATAGTAAAATCCTTATTGTGAATCATTTTATCAGCAATCATTCCATAGTTATCTCTGCCCCACATGTGAGGTGTATTTACAAATGGATAGTGACTAGAAACTATGAGTCTCTTACATAAGGGAATAAGATCAGGAATTATATCAGTAAAGACATCGTAATGTAAATGTACAATATCATACTTACCATGCTCAACCTCAAATTTAATAAGTTCTTTGTCAGGTGTATTAATTATTTCAACACGGTGTCCAAGTTCTCTAAGGATTACTGTGTAATCCCATATCAACATCTCTACAGCACCCCAACCATCTGGGGGAATCTCCATAATACCAGGACCTATTAGAGCAATCTTCATTGATAATCCTCCCAATACATAACTTTCTTGATCTCCTCATGGAAACCAGGACTATGTGTTATTAATGATGATACATTTTGATATGCACTATGAAATAAAAATACTTTTTCATACTCATCTTCTTGTGGATTCTTACCATAGAATACACCATCAATAAGTTTCATGTCTTGCTGATCAGCAGCAGCACAATGATTGAATGCACCGTTAGTAAAATGATATCCTCCTAGTTCATTCAAAGTTAAACAAAGAACAAACTCATCAGTAACACCAGGATGGACTCCACCATCCTTAAATATATCTTCAAAGATTTCACCATAACGATTAAAGATATGATCATGCTTGTCCTTCTGGAATAAGAATGCACCTGATGATGCATAATTATATGAGTGTCTATTATCAGGAAGATACTTAGACAATCCAGCATGCATTACTTCTACTTTATTCATGTAGTCAGCAAGAGTAGGCACCCACCAATGCTGAGTACATAAAAAATTATCTTGTGCTTCTTCAATCAGTTCATCAACTCTATCATTGATAACAACAGTGTCGGTATCCATGTAAAAACAATGTTCAGTTTCTACATGTTTAAACAGATTATATCTCTCTGCCCATATGTGAGGTTGGAACCAATTTCTAGAGTCATCATTCTTAAGTTCTTCACGAGTTGCTTTTACAATCTTGACCTTAGGATCATCTATTGAAAGACGATCTTCCATATCAATGATAACAATCTCATGATCTTGTTTGATTCTTTCTAAAGATTCACAAGCTCTCATCAAATTTTTATAATAACTGTCTCCACCACCAACGATGAAACCAAAACTAAGTTTTGTCATAACAATCTCAAGAGTCCATTAATACGATTAACATATGTATGATGCTTTTTTGTGTGTCGCATCTGCCTAAGAATAAGTTCCTTGTCATTCATATGACGAAGACCTTCTTCAAATAATTCTGGAATGCTTTCTTTACAGATGACCTCAGGACCAGCAAACTCAGCAAGTTTAGGTGAGTTAGTTAATCCTAAATTACCATAACTCATAGTCTTAAATAATCTACAAGTTTTAGTACCCCATCTCTTATGGGTATCATTCCTCAAGTCAGGAGACAAGAAAGACTTTTGCATAAGATCTCTCATGACATCACCTTCAAGAGGATTAGTCCAAGGATTAGACCATGCAGTCTTCACATCTATTTTAGCACACATTTGTCCAAATTCTTGTATCAGGTGTGCGTTCTTAAAACGACCATCTGCTGACACACTACCGATATGATAATATATTTTTTCTCTTTCAATATTTACCCAGTCCTCATCAAATTCTTCTGGCATAAGATCAGTTGCCCAAGCAAGATATGTTATATCATATCCTTGTACCTGTGACTCTCTTCTATCAATACAAACTCCAGTCTCTAACTCCTCAAAATCATTAAGATCATGATGAAACTCATAGTTATCATTGTCCATACTATCTTGATGATAACGAACATCAATTAGTTTCCTTACATTACCAAGATACTTCTGAGGATTAACACATACATGCACATAATAAACAGATGATGATCTTAAAGGTATGTTTTTATCAGCATAACCTTCAGTAAAGAAAACACAATCATCGTAATCAAAATCATCTGGATATTCTTTATCATGAAACCAGTAAACTTTATGACCGCTACGCTCTAATGCTTTTTTAAATCCCTCATGAACATATGAATAAGTATCAGTATGTAATGGGTAACCCCAAAGAACACATTTCATTTTCGTACAATAATAACATCACCCTCGTCATCGTCATCTTCATCTTCTTGTTGAGGATTGAATACAAGAAGAGACTCACCAGATTTTACATCCCTCATTTCGGGATGCAAATTTTGTTTTATATTTTCTTGTTGTCTGTTGAAATCTTTTAAAGTAGAAGTCATCATAGCATACATGTATGCAAATGTCATTCCTGCAACAACAGCGAAACAAAGAAAGTATATAAAAACAAGTGAATCATTCATTTCATAACGGTTAGTGGAATTAGCATATAGTCCTCTGCTTTTTTCGTCTTTCCATCAACACAAAGCATATCATCTATGCAATGTGATGGAACTAAATCTGGATGACACCACCAATCCTCAAATGGATGGGAGTCATCTACCGAGATGTTATCAGCAATAAGCTTATAACCAAAAGACTTAAGATACTCTCTTGAAGCATCCCTGACAGTGTTGCCATCATTGTACGAGTCATGTTCAAATGTAATAACTGCGAATTTGTACTTGGATAGATCTATTTTTTTCAAGGCATCGAATGTGACCTGTGCTGGTTCACAATCAACCTGTAGATAATCAAATACTGGTCCTAATTTAACCTCTTCAAACAAAGCATCAAAGTCTGCAGTAGTAGCATCACCTAAAGCAACTGGTGATTTACGGTGCTCATTATACAGGTCTGCCTCGTGCTCTTTAATTTCAAAACCTATACCTGTCCATTCATATCTAGACTCTAGAAGAGCAGTATTGTTAGAAATAACAGGATGTCCTGACCCAATCTCTACGAATGTTCCTTGAGGTTTTCCATCAAGCATACACAAAACAAACATGTCCTGATAACACTGAGAAAAATTTTGCCTGTCTACTAGATGTAAACCAGGAAAAGTTCTTCTGAGTTTAGATGCTTTGTCAGAAGTATAGAAGGTTGGCATTTGCCATGCATTAGGATCTGTCATTGTTGATAAGATTTATTGTCTTTTGCTAGATGTACAATTTTTTGTTCAAAAGGATAGTCAGGATAACATTCTGGAAATGCATAGTCAGGTGAAAGAGCATGTAATTTATCTTCATTCTCAATGAAGAATTTATTAAGATGACTTTCATCATGCCATACTGCTATTATATCATTCTCATAATCCTTGTCAACTCTATCTTTCAGAGTCTTCATCATAGGAATAACAGCAGAAGTTTTACCACCCCACAAACATCCTTGATAGTAATTAATTTGATCACCTGTCACACATGCTTCTGACTTAGGGTTCCTTTCATAGGTTCCTGTGCCAGTTTTATAATGACATGGATGATGAACTCCAATAAAGTCTTTAGCAGTAAACAATTCGTTGCTCTCTACTCTTTGTCTGACTTCCATATCAGCATCCAAGAAAAGAATCCAATCAAAGTCCTTGAGTCTATCCTCTATCGTTAAGATAGTATGAAATCTTTCTAAGGTAATTGCTGGCCAAGGTTTATGTTCTGTAGGAATAAATGTAATATTATTAGGAAGTTCTCCTTCTACTTTACCGTCACTAAAAACAAAGAAATGTTTTTCAACAAAACTAGATGGAGCTAAATTATCCATACAAGAATTAAAATAACTAGGGAAAAATTCAAGATACTTATTAGTACCAATGAATATAACCGCTAACTTTCCACTAGGTAATGCAACTTTCATACCAATTCCCAACCTTTACAATATAAATCCTTGGTATCATTTTGAACATTCAAAGGAGGACCGAACCATTTAGATGGTGCAATCACTCTCTTGTCTTTATTAGTAGACAACCATGCACCCCACCAAGAGAATGATGAGTTAGCAATAATAAAATCATCACACATACTCATTAAACAAAGATCAACATACTGATTGTCTGCCTGTGATACTATGAAACGATCATCAGAAAATAACTCCTGCTCCATACACCAAGAAGGATCGTCTGAAAAAATGACGACGGTGCGATCTGAGTCGAACTTACTCAGTGCTTTCCTATAGTAATTTATATCAACAATAGGATGGTGTTTATAGTGAATATAGTCTGTTCTTCTTACATGAAGTGCAATAGGATTATCAACTCCTCTTATCATTTCCTTACATGGATCTGAAATCTCATCAAGAAAAGTAAAGTCTTCTAGTAATTCTTCTCTAACATTTAAAAAATATTTTTCTGATTGAAAAAATCCAAGAAGTGATACAAAATCTGGACAATTATTATATAACTCTTCGTCAAAATGAAATGATTTTTCTTCTACAACAGGACGACTATCATCAATCCTTTGTACTTGTAAAGGATTCATTGAAGTAAGTTTGAATGGTTGAAACAGTTGATGCTCTTGCCAATCATCCTTACTAGATTTCCATTTAGATGGAGGCACACACCAATTATACCCTCTGTTCTTTGCTATACCTTTCACAGCAGCATATTGAAACATCTGATTTGCTAGACGCTCTTTACGCTTGCCAACATAATTAATACCAATCATTTAGTCTGTATAAAAGTGTGTTCTATAAACCATTTATATGCCTCAGCAAGACCCTGTTCTAATGTATACTTAGGTTTCCATCCTTTAGCAGTTAGTTTACTATAATCTAATGGTCTCTTAGGTGTTCCATTAGGTCTACTAGTATCCCACTCAATCTTACCTTTATATCCAGTAACAGCAGCAACCTTATGTGCTAAATGAAAAATAGAAACATCTTGACCTGATCCAACATTAAGTAGTTCAGCATTTTCATAATGTTCCATAGCAAACATACATGCGTCTGCTAGATCGTCAACATAAAGAAACTCTCTCATGGGTGTACCATCACCCCAACATGTAACAACATCTTCAGTAGCATTGTTAAACTTAGTCATCAATGCAGGTATCACATGTCCATTCTCAGGATGGAAGTTATCATTAGGACCATATAGATTTGCTGGCATTAATGACACACCTTTAAATCCATACTGTTTGTGATACATCTTCAGCATCTCTATACCATGTATCTTGGAAATGGCATATGCTTCATTAGTAGGTTCTAATTCACCTGACATTAATGACTCTTCTTTCACAGGAGTCTCAGCAAACTTAGGATAGATACAAACTGATCCTAGGAATAAAAATTTCTTGACATGCCATTTGTATGCATAATGAATAAGATTCATTTGAATCTGTGTATTCTGATAGATAAACTCTGCAGAGTACGCATCATTAGCATGAATGCCACCGACTCTAGCAGCAGCATCAAAGACAAAATCTATTTGATTATCTCTAAAAAAATTCTCAACTGCTACAGGATCAACAAGATCAACTTCTTGGCGAGTACGAGTAATAATATTCTCGTATCCATCTTCTTTAAGACGACGGACTATTGCAGATCCTACTAGTCCTTTGTGACCTGCAACGAAGATTCTAGATTGTTTATGCATTGTCCTCAGTTTCATTGAGCAATAACAACTTCTGGTTCTGGTAAGGGGAATAAAAATCTCTTACCTTTGAACTTAGGATTCTTCAAAAAGAAATCTCTAAAATGCCAAGGTAATACAATGTGAACATCATAATCCCATAATAAAACATCCTCTTCATCCTTAATAGGAATCCAAGTACCAGGTGTGTAAGAACCATCTTTGTCTGGATTAACATCACCTATGACTGCTATGTCATTAGGAGTAACTTCCCATGTTTGGAGTGTTACATTACCCTTAGTGCTTGCACCTAACGCACATATCTTTGCGTTATTCTTCTTATAATAATCTATCATCTTCCAGAACTGTTCCTTGCATGAATTTATTCTATCACCAAACTCATCCCAAGGCACAGTAGTATCTAAACCCTGTTCAAGTTCACTAGCAAGAAGAGCAGTTAATTTTGTAGTACATTCTTTTCCTAGAGGTGAAACAACTACAGATATACTACCACCATTGACATCATTAAACTCAAAGTCAATGATATTAAATCCTGCCTTGTCCATAATATATTTGATCTGTCTCATACCATAGTATGATAGATGCTCATGACATACAGTATCAAATGAATTTTGCCTTAACATCTCAGGCATATAACTCTGCTCTAGCACCCAGATACCACTTGGTTCTAAACAAGCACGAACTTGTCTAGCAAACTCACATGGATCTTCTAGGTCATAAAACATAGAGAATGATGTGATAACTTTTGCTTTTTGTTTACCAAATCTCTCATGGAATGTATCAGCAGAGAAAAAGTCAGCAATGTAACTTACATTCTCAGGAATATAATCTTTAAATTTCTTAGAGGTAGGATCAATACTTATCAACTGACAATCCTTAGGAAAGAATCCTAAGAATGTTCCATCGTTTCCTGCGATGTCACATACAATGTCACCTGACTCAAGTTCAACATCAGTTTGAATTTTTAATGCCTTCTCTTTGAGATGACGAATCATACTTTTGTTTAGTCCAGAACGGTATCCGTACTCATCTCCATACATGGTAGGGAGATCAAATGTATGTTGTAATTGAACATGACCACATCCACCTTTCTTCTCATTACATTTGACGAGAGTTAGGGGACCTTTGTACATGTCCTTATCAATTTCTTTAGGGAATATACCAGAAAGATATTGATCACCTAAGTCGAGGACGACATCTAAATGTTCGTTACCACAGACTCTACATTTTTTAATTTCGTGAAATTTGCTACAGTTCATTGTCCGTAAATACACATGTCTTCTACAAGATCAGTAAATGATACCTCAGGTTCCCATCCCAAGACTTCTTTTGCCTTGGTTGCATCACCTAAAAGTTCTTCAACCTCTGTTGGGCGGTAATATTTAGGGTGAACTTTGATGATGTTTCTACGGAGAGATTTGCAATAACCAACCTCATCCATACCTTCACCTCTCCATTCAATATTCAACCCAAAATAGGTTGCTGCTTCCTCAACAAATTCTCTAACGCTACGCATCTTACCAGTAGCAAGAACAAACTCGTCAGGTGTATGATGTTGAGTGATCATCCACATACCACGAACAAAATCCTTGGCATGACCCCAATCTCTCTTAGCATCTAGATTACCTAACAACAGTTCTGACTCCACCCCTGTGGAGATACGAGACAGACCTCTTGTAACCTTTCTAGTTACAAAAGTTTCGCCTCTCCTAGGGGATTCATGGTTGAATAGAATTCCATTACTAGCATGGATTCCATACGCTTCACGATAGTTTTTTGTTATCCAATAGGCATACAACTTAGCACACCCATAAGGACTACGAGGATAGAAAGGTGTAGTTTCTTTTTGTGGGACTTCTTGCACTAATCCATATAACTCTGAAGTAGATGCTTGATAGAACTTACACTCATGATCTAGAAGACGAATTGCTTCTAGAAGACGAAGAGTTCCAAGAGCATCTACCTCACCAGTATACTCAGGTATTTCAAATGACACCTTAACATGACTCATAGCAGCGAGATTATACACCTCAGTTGGTTTAATTTTTTGAACTAAACTAATGATGCTACCAGAGTCGGTCAAGTCTCCATAGTGGAGTTGGATCTTATCATATATGTGATCGATCCTATGTGTATTAATGAGAGAAGAACGACGGACTATACCATGAACTTCATATCCTTTCTCAAGGAGAAGTTCAGCAAGGTACGATCCATCTTGTCCTGTAATACCTGTGATTAATGCTTTCATTTACTCGAATGATATAGAGTCACCTGCACCCAGACCTTCACTTAAATCTTCAAGATCAATACCTGTCATCGTATCGGTTGTTAATCCGACATTAAAAATGCTGGTATCGATATCTATATTACCTGTAATTTCTTCGGAATGCTGTGCAGAGTTATCAGCTATAGAACGGAGACTAATGTAAATGCTCCAGAGTTCTTTTAGCGTATCTGTCTCTTCGTCTATATTTAGAGCTTCTATAACCGCAAGTTTGACCCCATCGGCAGCAGTTTGATAGGTGTCATAGGTATGATTTTTTCCACAAGACATTATTGATCTTTGGATTTGTGTACTGGTCTATTATAGACTAGTCCTCATCCTTTGTCAATTCTTTTTCTGTTTTAAAAATATCATATGCAAACTTAACACCTTCTTTTGATAAAAGAATTTTCTTTGTAACCGTCATCTCTCTAGCATAAAAAATGATGGGTTGATCCTTACAATCTCCACTCACTTTGCTAACTCCTCCTTCCTTTTGAAGACTCCGTTCTTACAAAAATAGAAAGTATAATTCTCTGTGGTCACATAGTAACCATCTATTTCTTGTCCGTTATCTGTGTAACCATATGCTTTGACTTTTTCATCAATGCCATCAAGTCTGAAATTTTTATTATCCCTTATTAAATATTCATGGTATCTGGCATCTAAGTCAATCATCGTTCCTCGTAGGTAAGTTTGCGAATCCGTCTTTTACGGCGTTGTTCCTGCCATTCTAACTGATCTTTCGTTAAATGTCCAGCTTCCCTGACATTTGATGTATTATTTATTAATATGACTTCCGAAAGGTTGACCGCAGACACAGTATCTCCTTCCAAAACTGTTCGGTTTGTACACCCACAACTCTGAACTTTATTGCTACTGATCAATTCAGTATTACATCTCTTGCATTTAACTCTTAACATAACTCAAATAAAAGTAACTTCAGTAAATCTTGTAGTGGTTTTAAAAAAATTATCTGTTATTGTTTGACCGTGAAACCACTGACCAGGAAAAACAACCCCTTGATTGAACCTATCCAAGATACATAACTCTTCAGTAAATTGCTTGTCTGTTCTCCAAGGATTACTATGTTCTGTATCTTTATTTTTTAAAAATGCTTTTGCTTTTGTATTAGCAGCATTATATAAGGTAGTACCTGCCTTCATGTGATGTGATGGATTCATATAAATCATAAAATTTAATTGTCCATCTACATGAGGATGCCAATAGTTACCAGCACCAGGATAATCTGATATTAATCTAAAAGTATTAGTAGTATTTGGAACAGCATGTGGGTCTATATCTGGAACACCATAAGCATCGGCAAGCATTTCAATAAGAAATTTTCTATTCTGATCCCATCTATTATCAATGGCCATCTGACCATCCATAAAATCTATACCATTCTTAGACCCTCTAATAGATTTATGAGTTCTGATTGCTTGAATAGAACTCAAGTATGAATATACCTTATCTGGATGCTTATATACATCATCAACAAACATGATCTTAGAATCCTTCCAAGGTTCAACATTGATTGCCCAGTTAGTATTAAATTCAAAATCAGATGCTTTAAAAAATTTAGTCACTCGAACATAAATGTGTAGTTTACTCTTCTATTATCTGATCCCTCGATCATAGAAACCTTGTTGGTTTCGTGAAAATATTTAGAGTTAAAAATCAAAAGTCTGTTGCATGCATATGGTATGACAGTCTTCTTAGATTTAGTATACTCTAGGTATTTTCTTATCATTATTGTATCATTATTATATTCTTCCCATGTCCAAGTTGGTGGTGGTTGAATATCATAAAGAATTAATCCATTCTTCTCTGGATCTTGAACAGACTCATTAGGACTGACCCATAGATTGATATTATATCTTGCTGGATCTGCATGGGGTGTTACTCCGTTAGCATTATTGTCATGCACGAACGCCCAACCCCTAGAAAATTCTCCTAGAAATTTATATTTTGATTTTAATGAGATAACTATATCCTTTAACAAATCAAGTGGGAATGAATCTCTTGTAAAATTTATAGAATGATATCCATTATAAGAATCATCCTTGACATCTGTAGTCAATGCAAACTCTCTCAACTCATCTATGACCTCAGGAAGAAATAAATTATCTTCTATGAAGTAACGATCATCTTTAATAATCCTTTCTACAGTATTTGAATGCATATGTAAAACGATGATCAGATTTAAGAGGAGTTGCTCTATGGTAAACCCATGCAGTAAATTTTAGTAGGGTATTTGGTACTGGTGGTATAGCAATAATTCTATCATCAAGATAAAACTCAGTTGCCCCACCATCATTTAGACCAGTATACAGTTCGTTACCATAAAATATAAAAGTTATAGCATCGTAACCATCTGCACAGTCTTGATGAAAATTTGCTATCTCTCTAGGAGCAAAGCAATTAATATATGCTCTATACAAATCATAATCTTCCATCTCTGGAAACTTAGAACATATATTACTATCAATCATATCAATTATGTACTGATCCTTATCACTTACTGATATATTTCTTTCGGCCTCAGGTACGATCTCTCCATTATCTAACTCACCAACTCCAATCATTTCATCCATGATGTCATAGATCATTCCTGTTGGTTTCAATTTACCAGGTCCGTCACTCTCACCCCATATATAAGGTGCTTTTTTAGCAAACTCTGTAGCATAACGAAAGTCTTCTGCTGATAAAAATTTAGGAACTGTTGCAATGGATGGTTTAAGATCCGTAGTATAATTATAATCCATCATAAATCAATGCTGTCAACTGCAGTTACTCTCCATACTATACTGTATCTATACACATATGGATGCCTAGGTCCTAGACCTCTATGCCAGTAATTAGATGGAAAAATAACAACTCTACCAGGCACATACTCATGCTCTTCTATAACATTACCATGTTGTCCATCAAGTATTTGGAACTGACCACCCCACTCTTTTTTCCATTGGCAATTTGAGAAGTACATAATGGTTGAATTACTAACATCACCATCAACATGGGCACTACCATCACAAAAAGAATGCTGTAAATTTAGATCTATCCTTGACAAATAATATGTTGTCTCTGTTACCTCTTCAATATGTCGCAGCATATTAAAAAACACAGGTGCTTTAGGTGACCAGTTTGTAATTGTATTGACACTAATTCTTTCAAATAAATTTTCACCAAATAATCTATGAGTGCCACCTCCACCATCAGGATAGCGTTTACCATTTGCTTCATTGGTACATGAAACAGGTAGATTAAACACCATCTCATCTGTAGTTGCTACAAATGCAGGAGAAAATAAGTTGTCGTATACTTTAGCAATCATACTCTTACCCATAAATGTGGTGATGTAACAATGTTTTCATAACGATCATCAACTGTCTCTGAAGATGTAATGAATATATCATACACTATAGATGCTCTATAATGTGATCCAGAAAAACCTCTAACATTATGCATTACACTAGATGGAAATACAATTAGATCACCATCTACAGGATTGAATTGAAATATTCCTAGGTGTGGTTTTAAATTTAATGGTAACATATCCATCTCATTACCGCTTTGAAGATTTAAAGTTCCTCCACTTCCCTCAGTCCTAAGATAATAGACTCCACTAAAATGAGATCCTTTATGGTAATGATTTGGATTACCACCATCCTCTAATCTAGTCACATTCGGCCATGATTTCTGGAAGAAAACAGAATAGTCTTCATCATCAGTAATTTCTTTTAGATATTCTTTAACTGCCTGACCCATATGATAGTTTAACCAATAGAATTGTTCTGTGGTATGTAACAAAAAGAACTCTGGTATGTCTTGATCACCTGTAAAATTTCCACAATCATTGATCTCTTGTATATTTTTATTATAAAATCTTTCACAGACATCCATCATACCATCCCATTCTTTTTTAGGGCAGGGAATATTATTTTTATAGAAAGGAGTAGGAAAAAGATATTCTATCATTGCTGAACTTGAATCAACGGAGTATACAACCACCCCTCCCTTGTATAATTACAATGTTCTGGTACATTTGTACTGTCGTATTGATATACAGAGATTTTATATTCAGCGTCTGGACACTCAGTAACAATTGTCTGTTGAAGACGATCAAAATATTGTCCTACATCATTATTTTCTCCATTAACAGAGCAGAAGAATGAAAATCTAGAATCTTTTTTTGCTAATTCCTTTATACATTTAATTAAAAAGTATATGTTAGTACAATTATATTTTAATAACTCCTCATCAGCATCCTCAATGTAAGGATCATGAAAGAAACAATCATACTTGTCAAGGTTATCTGTACACGGCCATGCCTGTTTAATTATTTTTGCTTTAGGATAATTTTTTGCCCACTCTAATGCTTTTTTATATACCTCTTCATCTGGTTCAAGAATAGTATGAGATTTGATATCAAATTGTTGAATCTGTGTAGCAGAATAACCATATCCAAAACCAATTTCTAACACATCACCTGCTGGTTCTAGTAAATTGATACAAGTTTCCATATAATCTTTCTCCCATTCCATCATATACATGTGAGTATCAGAAGAACCGTAAAGAGTATCGTCTTTAAATTCAGCCATAATTCTTTCTCATATATCGACCTAGTATATTACTATTATAATACATTGGTTCGTTATTTTCAAATTTTTCTTCTAATACATTGTTTAGAAAGAGTTGCTTGGTCTCCTCATAATTTACCCATCCACTTGTTTTGTGGAGAGAAATGATTTCTCTCTTGAAGGAGGAGTCTCCAAGTAGTTTTCTATCTGCAGTAAGCTCAGGACAGCTCCCATAGTATTTTTTCCAGTCACTTTCAGATGTAACTTTCCTACCGCCACCTCTAGGCTTTCGTTTCTGCCAGAAATATTTTCTTCCGATGTATTGTTTACCAGACTGGAGATTTGTAATGCGGTAGACGAAACCGAAGAAATCGCCAATATCGTCAGAAGTGAAAGCTGTATCTTTGTAGTACCAGGGATTGTCATAGGTCATTTGTAACTGAATAAAAAATTATCAACAAAAGATTCTGATTTATCTTTACCAAACTTTGCTGTAAGATATCCTCTAACAGGATCTAGTTTAGTCATGTAAGTATCAAAGTCTTTATATACTGTTGTATCTAGTCCAGTAGGATTTGCTTCATCTATGATATGTTTATACCATAGAAGATATGTCTTAAACATAGGTAAATAATCATTCACCTCGTCAGGTTTACAGTATCTTACAAATATATTTTCTGAAAAATGATTACCCATCTCAAAGAACCTATACTTACCATCGTCTTTAGGCAAACTATCGACAGAGTATAGATAATTTTCTCTTGGATGTTGGAAGTCAAATACTATTATAACTTTCTTCTCGCTAAACTTCATGAGATCCATACCAAAACAGGGAAGATCTGCACCAGTCTTAGGATAAAGAATAGTGTTGTATATGTCAGATCTTGGATCGTTTATCTGTGCTTCTCTTGCTTTTAGGAAGTGCTTACCCACACGAATATCAGCGTGTAAAGTAGCGTCTTTAGATTCCCAATCAGCCCATGTTTCTTTTACTACTAAGTCAGGGAATGTTTCAAATAAAGCATCCTTATACTTTTCCCACAGGCATACATTTTTCAGTTTGCTTACCATAAGTTATACATGGATCTTGTCCACAACCACAGTTCTTTTCTTTTTTCTCTTCTATGTATAACCCCATAATATAATCAATTTGCTCCTCAGATAGTTTCTCATACACATCTAAAGATAGTTTTCTTTCCTCTAGATAGTGAACTATTTCTGGTGCAATATCTACAACATATGAGTTAGCAATACCCTCTCTTACTACACTCTTAACTGTACTAAGAACTTGATTCTCAACATTCAAGGTCTTTGGATAGTCCTTGTCACCTGGTTTTGCTTTCTTCTCACCAGATCCTTTCTTCATTCTTTCTCTTTTCTGATGAATGTTATCCCATAGACCATCCTTACCTTCTTCAATGTCCTCTTCTTTTACACAGTTAGGGACTACCTTACCACCTTTTTTCTTAGTTCCTTTTGCTTTGTAACCATCCCAACAAGTAGATGCACCAACATTCTTTCTTGCTTGCTTCATGCTACCTTCTACTACTTCTTTATTCTTTTCATCATTAATATAATGCTCATGCATTTCACTGACAAGAACTTCTAAGTCTTCAACAGGAACATTCTTGACAACTTTATTAGTAAACAGCACATCATAATGTGAGATGTTACCATGCTCATCAAGTGTATGCATTTCCTTGATGCAATCACCTATACCATACTCTTCATGTTTTACTTTAGATGAACAATCATGCTTGACCTTCTTACCCATTGCCTTTTTGATTGCCTTGTCTCTAGAACCAAAGTATTCTGCCTTACCTGATTCTACTTTACCGTCTCCATCATAATCCTTTGCTGCTTTCTTCTCTTCTATCTGATTACCTTCTGGTTTAAAACCTGCAGTAACTGTGTCTGGAACTGGTTTCTCCCCACGCAACTTTCTTAAGAGATTTCTTTTATCCTTAACCGCATCAGATGCAATTCCTCCAACTTGCTTTTGAACTCCAGAATCATTAGCAACCATATCAGTTGCAATTGCTCCTAAATTTGCTTCTTTTATTTTCTTCTTACCTTTTTTAAATGATCCATCTACCTCACCCTTCTCATATCCTTTTCCATCTCCATCGTCATCCCACCATCTCTTTACTTTGACTGCCTCAGTTCTAGTTTTTCTATTAGAATGATGTGATGGGTCATCAAATGCAGGGTTGCCTGTCTTTTTCTTTTTCTTATCTGCCTCTTGCTTTTTCTTTGCATTATCTAGATATTTTTTCATCGCACCACCTGGTTTTCCTGATCCTTTATATAAACCATACTTTGTTCCTTCAAAGAAACCAGTAGCAGCAAGATGTCTAACTATTGCTTTTGCAGATTTCTTCTCAGCAAGATCTGAATTCTCATGTAAACGAGGATTAACCATACACATT